GAAAGATGGGAAAAACTTGCGAAAAAAACAATCTAGGGTTATAATAGGCAAAAGCACAGTTTTGGATTGCATGTCATACACCTCCTTTACCCTGCCGGACGGACACCGGCGGGGATTTTTATTACACCGAACGTCAGTACTTGCGTATACGGGAAATACGATATACAATCATAAAAAGGGTGTTAATAAAGACACTAAGAATAAAAACACCGATAATAAAAACGGCTGTTTTATTTACGTCTTGCGGGGTTATTGTAACCGTGTTCTAATTACTGTGCGGACTGGAAAACCGCCTAGGTAAGGATACGGAAGACGAAAAACCCTTGAAGGGTATTCACGGCTGACCGTAACCGGCTGTAGGGATTTTCCACCCTAACGAATACCTTTCAAAGGTTTTTTGTTTATGGGGCGTTGTAGTTACGGTTAGAAACGCTTTGAATCAAGCCGTCCGCCACAGGTTAAAAGGGAACCGGAAACAAGCCTGCGGGGTGGAGTTGCCGAACGATGCGCCCCGTTACTTCCGGCCATGGCAAGCATGGAAAGGCACGTAGGAAAGACGCTTGCACGTTCTTTCCCGACATGGTGAGGCCTTGGCTCCAAAGAGCATGAGCATATCACCTGAAGACAGCAACCTAACGGAGAGAAACACTCCCCGCTAGGGGGAATTGTCTCCATGGTTCAACCTTCCACCAAAGAGCATACAGGAGAACAGGATGAAGTCTATAGAAGATGCCATGATAGAAAACCAGCCAGCAACGGAAGAAAAGAACTGTTTGAGATGCTATCAGTGCGAGAATGGACATTGCGATCAATACGACCTGCCGATAAGTGAATCGTTTCGGTGTGGGCTGTTCATAACCAGACGCGACTTGCTTTGTGAAGAAAATTGATATATAATCATTGGCAAGGAGATCGTGATGGCAAAGCAAAAAGGACGACCTGAAAACCTTATTCCTAACTCACAAAGAACACCGGAAGAACGCCGAGAAAATGCACGGAAGGCAGGAAAGGCATCTGTTGAGGCTCGGCGTGAGAAAAAGCGCTTAAGTACAATCTATGGGGAGATGCTTGCTGGTAAATACGAGGTTACGATAAACGGCGAAAAGCAGAAGCTAGACGGGGCGGAGCTTGTGCGGTTTATCATGCGGGACGTGCTGATGCGCAGAGATTCCGCTAGCGTTTCATTGCTAAAAGAAATACGCGAAGGAACCGAGGGAAGTAAGGTTCAACTTGATGCAAATGTAAACATGCGCAAGTATGACTATTCCAAACTCACCGACGCGCAGCTTGAGGAACTGGAAAAGCTGACAAAGAAAATAGATGTTACCGATACCGACGCATGACGAAGTCAAGCAAGAACTCGCAAGGCGGCGTCATCTTGACTTTATGGCGTACTGCTGGCGAAAAACCGATCCTTTTGTAATCGGATTCCATACGCGCAAAATCTGCGAAAGAATAGACAAAGCTATAGCGGACTTCCGCAGGGGCAAGTCAACCTATCTGATAATCAACGTCCATCACAGGTCGGGGAAAAGTGATATCCTTTCACGCTTTCTTCCTCCTCACTTCTTGGGGGAGTTTCCCGAGTGTGAAGTAATGAGCACCACGTACAAGGCGGGATTGACGGAGAAGTTTACATCCGACGCACGGAACATCTTCCGGTCTGAAAAGTACAACCGGCTGTACCCTGAAATAGCACTGTCCCCGGAATCCAACGCGAAGGCATACTGGGAAATAGTCGATGCGAAAAACAATAATCCGCTTGGCGGTAAGCTGTTCGGGTCTGGACTGTCTTCCGGTATTACTGGTTCCGGCGGGCACCTTATTCTTTGTGATGATCCGCTTTCAGGACGTGGTGACGCTGAATCAAAAGTGATCCGGGATAATATCTGGGACGCGATAACGAACGATCTATTCACCCGTTTGGCTCCGGTGCATATATTTATAATGCTTGCTACGTGGTGGCATGAAGACGATCCTTCGGGGCGAATCCGGGAGGCAATGAAAGATATCCCGGGTTTCCCGAAGTTTGAGACATTATCATTCCCTGCACGGGCAGAGGATTATCAAGGGGAAGGAAAGTACCCGGGGAAATATCTTTTCCTTGAGCGGTACCCTGAATCGTGGTACAAGTCACAACGGGCAATGCTCGGGAAATATGGAGCAGCTGCATTGCTTGATTGTAACCCGTCTGTACGATCAGGGGGCAGGCTATCAACGGATGGTATTGTGTACGTTGACAGCATGAGAGTCACGAAAGATAAGCGCTGGGCTCGGGTGTGGGACTTGGCACACACGGCAAAGCAACGGGCGGGAAGTGACCCCGACTGGACAAGCGGCACGCTTATGGCGTTTGAGACAAAGCCGGAATCCCCTGTGCCATACTTGTACATAGCAGACGTAAAGAGAACCCGCGAAGGTGCAAAGAAGCGGGATGAGCTTATCAAAGAGACAGCGCGGAAAGACGGTGTCTATGTGAAACAAGCGATAGAAAACACGATAGACAGTAAAGACGCGTATGAGTATATCAGCGACGCGATTCAGGAAATATCATGGACAAAATTATCAGTAAAAGGCGACAAAGCCGCGAGGGCAACACCGCTTGAGTCTATCTTTGAAACTCCGGGGCATGTCATTGTACAGCGCGGGGAATGGAATGACGATTGGATCAACGAGCTGTTGCAGTTTGACGGAACAGGACGGCACCACGATGATCAAGTTGACAATCTCTCAGCTGGGTATGCTTATTTAGTAGCTGGTGGAGCGGGTTTCGACGAAGACATCCGGAAGGAGATGGCGGCCCTTCGATCAAGGCAATGACAAAATGCCGGAACCCGTGGTATAATACCGGCAAGTGAGGTGAGGATATGGCGACAAGAGTAGCAAGCTGGTTTTCAGTGTTCGGTGGCAAGCGGAAAGTGGATGCAGACAAGAAGGATTCCCGGACGGTCAGGACGCGGGATTCAACCGGCACGGTAGTAGCGAACGTCGATCTTCTTGACGGGTTGTACTATGGCGAGATTCCGGAACTACAGCTTGCGTCTGCTCTTGCGCTTGTCCCTGTCAACACTCCTGTAACTCTCATTGGCATCCCGATGCCGACTGCAGACGACGACCTAACTAAAGAGCGGATCAAGTTGCTCATAACAGAATACGCTGATGACTTCCCGACGATAGAGCGGACAAAACTCATCCACGGCACGGCTTGGAGATGGGCAAGGTTCGATTCAAAAAAGAACACCGCTGTATGGGAATCAATCCCTGACGACAGCATAGAGGCTATTGAGTTCGATGTAATTTCCGGGGAGATGGTCGCCATCTACACTCACGATATATTCATGGTCAGCGTAGGAAGCAACAAGACCGAACGCCGTGAGAGATACCGCAAGATCACGCGGGAACGCATTACCGTAAAATGGGTTGGCGGTACAAATAAAGCTCTCGGAGAAACCAGCTCCGTGAATCCTTTCGGACACCTTCCGAGACCGTTCGGGCATGACTGCAAAGATGGAGCGTATCGCGGCCATTCCGTCTACGGACGCAATCTGCGACTGTACAAGAGTTATCACGAAGTACTGCTGCAAGAAGTCCGGATTCTTGCCGAGTTTAATCCGAAACTGATCCACAACGTCTCCGATGTCAAAGAGTGGATGAAGAACAACGGGTACACCAGCATCGACCAGATAGACAGCGACGTGTTCAATGCTCGGTTCTTCCTGAATAAACAGGGAGAAGAAAAAACCGAAATGCTGTACCTGGGAAGCGATGCAACAGGATCACATGACAAGGCGCTTGACCGGATAACGAAACTGCTCATTACCGGCTCCAATGTTCCGGAACTATTCTGGGGTGGATTGGCGACCGGAAACGCAGCGTCTACTGACACGCAAAAGGATCAGGCCGTCCAGTACATTCAGTCATTACAGACCGAAGACAGGACGCAGTACGAAGGGCTGTTCAACGACACCCTGGAAATCCTGTCCTTTGTGGAAATGCGGAAATACAGCAAATGCAAAATGAGCTGGGATAGGATCGATATGCTCAGCGAGGAAGTCAAGGCGAGGGTGTTCCAGACAGTTGCGGCCGGAATCAGCTCGATTGTTACCAGTGCGGGGGGAACGATAGACGATATTCTCTACTTCTGGAAAAAGTTCTATCCGGAACTCCCCGAGGAAACTCTTGAGACGTTTGTTCCCGGAATAAAGGAAACCGCCAAGCACAAAGCGTTTTCAAATACCGACGCTATCAGTCAGGGTGAATACGAGTGACCAGAAGAGAATACCGGACAGAAAAGCGGAAGAACAAAGCCGCGTATGCCCGGATACAGAAGAAGAACAATGGCTTAATTCGTGTTTCATACCTGAAATCAATAACGGGCTTCAAACGCATTGTTTCACGTCTTCCATCTACTTTATTGTCAGAGGCCAATCGGACGCGCCTAGAGGCCTCTATTGACCGCTCAGGGTTATTTGACGAACAACTTGAGATCATAAAATCATCAGGACGGGAAGCAATGCGGGTCGGTAGCAAGGCGGACGTGGAATATCTTGCCGACGCATTCGACCGGGCCGGGGTGGATATCACAAAAGACCAGCTTGAGGAAGCGTTCGAGAAAACGCACGGCAGGCAACTTTCCTTGTATCAGGTAAGCAATTCTTTCACCCCGCTTTCCCGGAAGGTAGCCGAGGTTCCGATGCTCTTGCAGAACAGGGGAAACTATTCTTTGTCATCTTCAATCTGGGAGGGGATAGATTCATTCAGTGATAAGATAATTGCGTATGTCCAGGGTTCACTTGAGGCGGGAATTGACCCGGTAAAGATTGCCCGAGACCTTGAACGATATCTGCGGGAAGGAAGCGAGTTTGTCATTGGTCAGTGGGGAGAACTTGTACCGGGAACCAGTCGATACCGTAAGCGGATAGGTAAGGCCGGGGCGGATTATCGAACACAGCGGGTAGTGAGAACACAGCTGTACCAGATGGTCCGGGACAACGAGATAAACAACGGCAAGATGAATCCGGCCAGCACGGGGTTGTTTAATTGGGTGCTTTCACCAGCTCACCTTGATTGGGGATGCGAATGTCCGGAAATTGCCGCAGGAGGGCCGTATACCGAGGCGGAGGCACAAGCATATAGTGATTCGATTCATACAAATTGCCAGTGTACGCTGGAACCAGAACTGAAAGACGATGAGGAGTTCATGCGTCAACTTGAGGAATACGTTAGGGACGAAGAAACGGAAGGAGCGAGAGAGATTGAGATATGGGCTATGAGATATGGCTTGACCGTATAGGTGAGTCGTGATATATTCATGGCACCGAGGCTCCATCTCCTCGTCCTTTTATTTGACCCTGCTGGCCCTTCATCTCCGGCAGGGTCTCTTTGTTTACGGTTGCGGATAGACTGGAAACGTGATATATTTATTGTCAAGGAGAAGCAGATGGAAGGCTTAACAGAAAAACAGGAAGCGGTTTACCAGTATATAAAAGTGTTCATAGAATCGAACGGGTGGCCACCTTCAATGGCAGAGATCGGTCAACACTTTGCAATCTGTTCATCAGTAGTGAAAAATACATACCTGTCCGCACTTGAACGGAAAGGGTATATACAAACAATCTCCGGGAAGGCTCGGGCAATAAGGATATTGAAATGACACTGCAGATTATATTCAACAGCATTGAAGCGGAACGAGCCAGACAGGGTGCCTTGCATCCGAGGATACCGAGCGAGACCGTATGGAGTGACATCGGCCTTGAAGACCGGCGTTATTTGGAAATGCAGCTTGAGATTGTCCGCAGGCAGAACAACCACGGCGAGAACACCGGGGAACAGTCATGGTATCGTTTACTACAGGAAGAATTGCTTGAAGTGTTTGTTGAAAGCCGGACCGAAGAAGAGGTTGACAATGAGCTGATACAGCTTGCAGCGCTCGCCGTCAAAATGATAGAAACGCGGGTGAGAAAAAACAGCCTGTAATAAAAACGCCGAAAATAATCACGTCTTTTGCGATTCCGTTTATTATGCGATAATACGTAGCATGAAAAGAAACGAAGGCGATCTGCCTGACGGAATCGTATATCTCAACTACAAAACACCCGACAGTGCAACACTCCCGAAGGCTGCAGAACTTCCGACGCTCATTCCGGAAGAGACGTTCAACGTACTCCGTGACGGAGACCAGAACCAGGAACCGTTGCTTGTTACCGAAGCAATTGACTTCCCGGTAGAAGGCTCGGGCGGGGTTTATACGAAAGAGTTTTTCCAGTCATTCCTGAACCGGCTCAAGGTGCACGTGTTCGGCGGGAACAAGCTCGGTCACTCATGGCCGGAGCGTGATGATTTCTTTACAATCGGCGGAAAGATCAACACAAACCCGGACGGCAAGACCGGCACTGTTTTCCTGAAAATCTATATTCCGTCATTCGGGTTTGAAACAACCAATTCTGGTTTTATCCGAAACGTCAAAGCGAAAAATGTCCACTACTCGCTCGTTACCTATCCGCAAGGAGAACTCCGGAAGGGTGATGACGGGGAATACAAAATGCACTTCGTGGAATCAATCGGGTATGAGCGTAACGATGCAGTTCCGTTTGAAGGCGGGGCAATGAAGCAGCGCGTCAATTCCAGTGAAGTGCAGAAGATCAATTTTGAACTCGCTCGGGAGCTTATCAAAAACGGTAAGGTATCGAGAGACGATAATGGGGAAGAGTTTCTTGTGAACGGAAAAGTATCGCGTCCCATGCTCCGCCGAATGGTGGCCAATGCTGACTGCGAAAGAAAGTCCGAGATCGGGGAATTGATCTCCATGATAGACAAACGAAAAAACGGAGGTAAACCCGTGGAACTGAAAGAAGCCATTGAGATGGTCTCGAACGCGGCCGCAAACGGTACCGTGAATCTGAAAGACCTGATGAAAAACTGCGGAGCTGAAAAGCTGTTGCGCAATGAAAAGGACGATGAAATGATCGCCCTTGCCAACTCGCTCGTCGCAAAACTTGGAGACAAGCCGATTGAAAAGCTCGATCTGGTCCTTGCCGAAAACAAAAAGAACGCCGAAGCGATTGCAGAAAACGCAGTCATTGAAATCGTCGGGAAAAAGAAGCTGGAGAATGGCGAAGAAAACCCGGCTTTCACCCATGCGATGAAGGAAGTCAAAGGTAAGACCGGCGAAGAACTCCAGAACGCTATCGAAGCGCTCAAGGATGATTCGGTCATGAAGGTGCTGCTCGGAAACGTCGCAGACCCGAACTCCCGGATCAACGCCGTGGTAACTGACAAGAAGCTCGCTTCCAATGAAGTGAAAACCTACTAAGGCAAGGAGACAGAAATGGCAAAGAATTGTTTTGTAAAAAAAGAACCTGCCGGTTATGTCCGGCTGAAAAACACTACCGGTGCAATCGTATCCGCTGGTGAGTTCTGCATCATCGGCAATCTCGGTGCTATTGCACAGGAAGAGATTGCGATTAACGCATACGGCGGATTCCTGATTGGTTCAGGAACCGAAGTCCAGACCGCAACGCTTACCAAATCCGAAGACACCTTCAATACGGTTAATCAGATCGTGTACTGGAACAATACCGACAAGTCCTTCTCAAACACTCTGACCGTTGGCTACTACAAGGTTGGCCAGCTCAAGACCGTCAAAGATTCCGGTGGCATGATTGTGTTCACCAAGTTCGAGAAGGCTGAGATTGTGGCAACTGATGTCGCTACTCTCCAGGCTGTTGTCGAAGCGAACGCTGCGCTTGGTGGACGGTTTTTCAAGAAAACCGCAACACTGACCAGTGCCAATGCTGCCACTCCGGTTCATGTACTGACAGACGGAGAGGTTGGAGCCGGAAAGAAAGCGTATGTCTCTCAGGTTTTCCTGAGCGTTGACGGTGAGACTAACTGGGGAACAACCACGACGATTAAACTGCAGGATACCGCCGCTTCCCCCGTTGCTGGTGCTACGTTCGACGCCACGAAGTTGTTAGCCAACTCGATGCACCAGCTTGCAAGTAGCGACTTTACCCTTCTGGCTCCCATTGCTGACGGTGTCGGATTCACCACGGCGAAGGGATTGGACATTGTCGGTAATGCAAACGGCACTGGATCGGATCTTATTGTAACCGTGTTCGGTTGCATCATGTAAAAGGAGAACACAATGAGAATTATCAACGCCGCAACTGTTGCGGAAGAACGTGTGAAAAATGGCGAGTGCCGTGTTGCAAAGGTTTACGCAGGAACCGCCGAAGAAAACCTGTCCGCAAAGTCTACCGAGGTGTACGGGAAAGAACAGTACAAAATCGGGAGTGCGAAGTGGAAGAACTCCGCCGGGTACTTTGCCCTGTGGGACGAAATCGGAGCGATGCAGTATTCGCTCAAGCAGAAGAACGCCGCCAATCCCGCTACACCGACCGAGCTTGCCGCGTACTTTGCAAAGCTGTTCATCGACGTACAGCGCCAGGCTGATGATCTTCTCGACATCACACCGTTCATTGCGAACATCATCAAAGCCGAAGATGCTCAGGAAGTGTCCTACGTCCGCAACTGGCTTCCCTTCGTTGGCAAGGAAGAGGTAATCTCTGGAACCAATGACAAGGCGCCGCTGATGGACGAAGCTGCCGCCGCGACCGAACAGATCGTGCAGAAGATTCGGGCATTCGGCTGGAAAGCCAGCGTCAAGTACATGGCCTTCGCTCCGATCCCCGTTCTCCAGCGCGTGACCGAAGCTGCTGCAAGAATCTCTACCGACTACCGGAATGCGCAGATGATGGACCCGATCAACGCAGTTGGGACATGGGGAGCGAAACACGCTCAGGCCGCAGACACAACCGGAACGACCTTTGATCTCAAGATGTACAACACCATCCGGAAGGCAAGGAAGACGCTCGGCAAGCTGATTCACCCGATGTACACAAACCGTCTGGTTTCCAGCATGGCCGGGTTCAATGCTCCCGGACTTCTGGTACACCCGAACGACCTGTGGGATGTACAGCGTGTTGTTTCCGGATTCACCGCTGGTGGATTCGTACAGAACATCGCGAGCCTACCGATTGGAGACATCATTCCCTACGCCTGCGGTATCCAGCACGGCGAGACCTACGGAGAGGAAACCCTGTCACTTCCCGGCGTAACTGCTGGCAAGGCGTACATGTTCATCCCCGGACAGGCAATGATCGTTGACAAGCGGGACACCACTCTTGAAGTCGGCTCCGGTTCAGTTCTTGAACTGTCCACCGAGGAAAGAAGCTGGCACCGCATTTCCGGCGACAATACTGCATACCTCATTGGTGGTGCGGTAACCAACACCGGAAAGGGAACCATCGTTGAAATCACTTGGCCCACTGATTCCTAAGTGAGCTGTTTCCCTCTCCCGATTGGGGGCTTGCCGGTTCGAGACCGGGGAGGGAAAGAAGAAAAAACAAGGAGCGGTTTATGGCGACATTCGAGCAAGTAAAGACAGTGAGACTGAGAATCCATGACCCGCTTGGTTTTATCAATCTGGTAGAAGTAGACGAACTTCCAGCAACGCCAGCAAACCAGACAGCGTATACGATTACTGATTCAGGTGTGTATCAAGAATACCGCAATGAAATCTGGGCGGATGTGCCGCTTGAAATATCCGACGAACAGATAAAACTGCTCATTGATTTGTATGGGGTAGACGGTGCGGCAATTCAGGCTATCAAAAATATCATGATGTCACTCGGGCAAAAGCTCGGGCTTGAATCGCACTCAAGCGGAACCGAAACGGTAAAGTATCAAAGTCTTTCCAGCTTGTACAACTTCTACAAGAATATGCTTGCTTCAATGAAAGAAGATATAGCCGTCTCGGAAGGGGTCAGCACCGGCAGGATATTCAACACGACACGTCCGATTATCGGAGGGGTTGAGGAGCTATAATGTCACTATTGGCGCAAATGAGAACCGGCTATGATTTACTGATTAAGTTCAATCCTTCCGTGGCAAAACGCTGGGTTTATCCGATGAAGGATAACGGGCTTGGCGTAATGATTCCCGATCTGGACAAACAGCCGGAAATAAAGATGGAAACCGTTCGGCTTTCACACGAATCTGGAAGTGTTCCAACCAACGCAGTAGGCGTAACCGGGCTGTCAACGAACGCATCTTGCTTCCTGAACCTGTACCATGACAGTCAGCTCGAAGAGGGTGACACGGTAGGCATAGACGGTCAGGGATGGAAAGTCGGACACGTTGAACCGGCGAAGGCACAGGGCGAGGTCTACGGGAAACATTGCCCACTGTTCAAAGTAAATCTTTCAGGAGACAACGAGATTGAAAGCGTCACAATAGATGACGTTGAAGGCGTTATTGACGGACAGACAATTACCGTGACGCTTCCTGCAGGGACTGACGTAACTGCACTTGAACCTGTCATTACTCACACCGGGAAACTTGTCTCGCCGATTGGTGCACAGGATTTCACCGAGCCGGTTGACTACACAATAACAGCTGAAGATTTCAAAACGAATACATATCAAATTGTTGTGGAGGTCGAAGAATGAACATAGATTCCAGCGTGGTGTTCGGCATTATCAGCATTGTTAGCTCCCTTTTGATTGCATCTGCAGGATATGGCGCGATGAAACAGAAGGTAGCGAACATGGAAAAAAGTCAAGCGGAGTATCGTGAAGTTCATGAAAAAAAACACGACAAGGAAGAAGAGTCTGCGGCTTTTAAGTTCAAGGAGCTGTATGAATCCAGAAACACGACCGCACTTGCGGTTGAACGGCTTGGCGTTTTGATTGAGCAGATTTTCCGTCAGCTCGATGCGATAAACGAAAAACTTGACAAGGCGCTTGACAAATGAAAACAGGATATTTGCCGTCTCGGGACAGCGGTTCAGAGTTCGGTGTACAGGCGAAGGGAGAGCTGATACAGATTGACATAAACGGAGAGACGTACCAGCTATCGAAGGTTCAGGCATTGCGGTTGCTCGGAGAGATAGCCGCTACATTGGAATGTTACGAGGCCATGAATGGATGAAAGCATTGCGATGCAGATTGCGAAGATCAACACAAATATCCGGGGAGTGTTTGGACGTAGACGTACAGCGCTCCTTGCTTTGTGTATCCAGTATTCCGCAAAGGCATTGCAGTTGTTCCGGGTCCGGCAGAGAGGTAGAGCATTCTGGAACAACCAGACGTATACAGCAATGAACACGGTATTTTCCAATCCGTATATAACAACCGATGTTGTCGGGTTTTTCATTTCACACTTGGTTGAATATGGCGTGTATCTGGAGCTTGCAAACAATCGGAAACACGCCGCGCTCTGGCCGATTGTGAAAGAGCTTGAAGACGAGTTCTTGGAGAAGGTGGAAAGGATAATGGCGGCATGACGATAGCAATAATCAAACGGTTGAAGACCGGGAAAATAAAGAATGTTGTAGAGTACGGCTCGGAACCGACCAGTGTTCCGTATGTCGTAGTGAAGTTAGAGAGCGGACAGGCTGGCAGGATGGTCCGGGTTATTCCTCACTATCCGCAGGGGTATGGACGGGACTTGGAAAAGTACATTTTCAATGACCTGTCTTTATTGCTCAAGAACTGGAAGGGAACAGATTCATACGGCAACACTTTCGTGCTGAAAGAGACCGATGAATATACGGATATCGTCGCGACAAACGATGATGATACTATTTCGATGGAACGGGTATTCCTTGTTCCGTTAAGACTTCATTAAGGAGAAAGCAATGGCTTATGTAAACAAAAAAGCTCGATTTGCTACCGAAGGCTTCCGGGTAAAACGGTCAAACCCGGATGGAACCGTTCCAACCGCAACCAGGTTCGTGGGATTCGCAAACACCGCCGACCTGTCTGCCGTGCTGGATGAGACGCTCTTCACCGCAGACCTTACAATCAAGATTGACAACGGAACTGCACAGACCGAGACGGTAGACCTGTCTGACGCAGTAGACAAGACCGCCGTGACGGTAGACGAAGCCGTGATCGCATTGACTGCCGCAAACTTCACAGGAATAACTTGGAGCAAAGAAGCGGGAACGGGTCGGCTCAAGGGAACCCATGCAACCGGCACTGAAATTGCTGTCACCGGTCCGCTGGCGGCCGCTCTTGACTTCGGTCAGGGCATTGCTCACGGCGGTAACGGTCTTGAGTTCATCAAGGGATTCAATGATCGTACAATGTCAATCGGCATGACCAAGAACAAGAAGGACAAAGAAGAAATTGACCAGGAAGGGGCAAAGGGCGGCATCACTCGCATGCTTATTTCCGCAAAGCTCTTGGGACAGACCCTTGCTATCGCCATGAAGGACAAAGACTACGAACTCCTTGAGCTGATTCAGGGGGGCACGTTCAACCGGACAACCGGGCGATACACTCCGCCTCCGTCAACTCGGCTGGTATCTCCGCTTTTCTTCATTGATGTGTTCTCCCCGATCTATGGAGAGGGTGAAAACAAAATGGAGAACATGAGCGGATACGAACAGATCCGTTTCCTGTCCTGTACCGGGATGGAAGGCGACGTTCCTGTCGAGGCGAAGGCATGGGCAAACTATGCGTATGACGTAGAAGCCAGAGAGTACACCGATAAGGACGGCAACAAGGAACCCGCATGGTGGGAACAGTCCATGACCGTAGCGACATTCGAAGGAATGCACGTTGAAACCGTTTGACAAAATCATCGAGCGAGCCGTTGACCGAGCAATCGACCGGCGGCTTGCCGATGTAAAACGGATACAGCCGAAGGAAGGGTATAATCCTACAGAGGCAATAAGAGGCGCTCTCTTTCATTGGGTGCTGGTGCCGTTCAATGATATCCCGGTCTGGTGCAAACTCCGTTGTCTGAACCAGACACAGCTTGAGGCTTGCGGTGGGGTATCGCTGGTCAACATTCTCGGGGAAGTGACAAAGCGGGACCCGAAGATTGAGGATATGATTGATATCCGAAACGCGCAGGAAGAGATTGCCAAGATGACGTTGGTACTTCCTTCGTTCGATGAAATCATGAAGATCGTCACAGAGGAAGACCTTGTTATTTCCCGGATCAAAGCCGAGATTGAAGAGTTAAAAAAGATTGACCCGAAAACCTTACCGGCGACAAAGAGGAAAGAGTTTGAGGATGAATTATTCAAGCTGGAAATATCCGTTGCCTTCCTGCTTCCCGAAGATGCAATGGGTTTTATTACGTCATGGGCACTCGGGCAGGACGTCAGTGATATTAAGAGCGTCACCGCAGACCAGTTGTACCGAGCGGCACTTCTTGCAGAACGCGGTCATGACAATCCGACTGACCATATCAGTGGTTGTTTCGTAGACCGGGACAAACCTGATCTTGACGCTTGCGCATGGGGAGAGCTTCACCGAAGAAGGGAAATGGAAAAGGGCAAAAAAGATGGCATGAAGTGGATTGGTAAAGGGGACAGATAATGGCCGTAGACGCTGGGACAATTTGGGCGAGCATACGAATACGACTTGATAAACTCAACGCTGATGTTACCAGCGCAACGAAGTCTATGGACCGG